GTTTGATTTTACAATGGAATGCAATTCATCTACTATTATGTATCTTCCCCATGATCTCTGGTTTTCTAATATTTCCTGGATCTCATCTATGCCCTTAGAATCAAGCTTAAGATCTCTTAGCCATGTTTCAACAATTCTTGGTGCTCTTATCTTTGATAAGAGCTTATCAAGTTCTTTGTTACTAACTGGTTTGATATCAGATGGTTTGCAATCAAATGAGAATATGCAGTGCTTCCTATCAGTGTATTCTAAGAGATCAATTCTTAGATTTGAATACTCTCTAGATGTTAAAAAATTGGCATAACTTCCATACTTCAATTCCTTTTTATTATCTGTGTAATATAGTTTGATTAGGGAGTCAATGTTAGTTATGTTGTCACTTTTCATCAACCTTAGTTTCAATACGTTATGAGAACTTTTACTAAATGTCAGCTGAACATCATCTAGATTCCCAAAGTCCTGTATGTAGTATGATCCAGCAATTTCAAAGACCTCACATCCATGCTTTGAAAGCATCCCATCAAAATAATTTATCATTGGGCTACTATTGGGTTGCAGTATGCTGACTCCTCCAATCGACCATCCAGATTTAGATATTGATCTTGGAAGTCTGTCTGTGGTCAGAATCTTTTTTTCAACAAAAAATTGCTTAAGATAACCCATTAGATATGCAAGGTTAAGGAGATCACAGCTTGTCATTATAGTCTGTAAATAAGTGGATGTCACACCATTAATCTCTTTGGAGCTAACAAGAAGAATCACTTTCCATTTCTCCACAAAGCCTTCCCAGACTCCATTCCCTTCATAAATAAATTTATTCCCATTCACTGTCCTTTGACTTCTAACATTCTGTGCAACTGTCCAGCTACCTATAATTCCAAACTGCTGTTTTCTTATATCATTATACAATTCTATCATATCCTTGTACTCGCCTTTTCTAAACTTTGTCATGATCCTCAGCCTAGAGTACCTACCAGACATTATCTGATCTCCTCTCTCATTTATTGTTGTTCCTGTGATTATTTTGTCGACAAGATCAC